GGGGGCCCCGTCAGACCGCCGGTGAGGGATGAAAAAAGCGCGGAGGGTTCAAAACCATTCCCGCCGAAACCGAAAAGCCGCCCGGCGCGACGCCGGGTAGCCCTGCAGGCAGGCGCGACGCCGGCCAGCGAGGAGACCGACCATGCCTTCCGGTGGAGCGCGCGCCCGAAGTGGGCCGCCCGTCAACCCCAACAGTGCCCGAAGCGACGCACGCGGTATCGCCTTCCGTCAGCTCGGCGGCGTCCCCGACACCGCGCCCGTGCCCGAATTCGCCATGCCCCCCATGCAGCTATGGGAAACCCTCCCGAACGGGGGCCGGAGGTTCCGCAAGCTGGCAACCGAGCTGCGCTGGAAACGAGAACTCGAGCTGTGGGAGTGGGCGTGGAAGCAGCCTCAATCCGAGGTGTGGCGCGAGCAGCCCTGGATGACATATAACGTTGCGCAGTGGGTGCGGCTCGCCGTCACCTGTGAGGAAGAAGGCGCGAAGGCGGGCGATAAGACCGCACTCCTGCGACTTGCCGACCAGATCGGCCTCACCGCCTCGGGCCTCGCCCTGCACCAGTGGCAGATCACGACCGGCCAGCCCACCGATCAGGCCGAACCCTCTGAGCGCCCGGCCCGCCGCCGCTCATCCCGCGCCCGGCTCGCTGGCATGACCGTCGTCGACGGCGACGCCAATGGCTCATGACGAGTACGCGCCGCCCCCGCTCGCCCTCGACTTCAACCCCGCCCACACGCTAGGTTTCCTGATCTCGGACTGGATCGAAGCCCACTGCCTCGTCCCCTCGGGCGTGTACTTCAACCAGCCGCTCGTGCTGAATGGGTGGCAGTTGTTTTGCAATGCCAATCACTACCGCATCAAGGCCAAAGCCGTTGCGGACCCGCACCGCCTCGTGGAGCCCTTCACCTACCGGCGTAGCCTGTGGGTGGGGCCTCAGAAGTCGGGTAAGTCGCCGCTCGCGGCGGCGGTTGCGCTCGCGGAGGGCGTGGGGCCGGCGATGTTCGCGGGGTGGGCGCGCGAAGGCGACGTTTATCGCTGTTCGGACCATGGGTGCGGTTGCGGCTGGGAATACTGGTACGAGCCAGGCGAAGCCATGGGCCGCCCCCGTGACAAGAGCCTGATCGCTCTACTCGCGTTCGCTGAGGACCAGACCCGAAACGTCTACGAACCGCTACAGGCCATGATTAAGAGCGGCCCGCTCGGCGATTTCGTGCGCGTGCGTGAGGGCTTTGTCCGCTTGCCGAATGAGGGCAAGATCGTGCCCGTCACGTCGGCTGCGCGCTCCAAGCTCGGCCAGCCGTTCACGTGCGCGATTGCGGACGAGTCGGGCCTCTACACGCCCCAATCGGGCGTGCTGATTACCTGGCAGACGATCCGCCGCGCGGTCGCCGGTATGCAGGGCCGCACCATCGAGCTCACGAACCCGTGGGACCCCATGGAAGATTCAGCGGCGCAACAGGCGTATCAGTCGCGGGCGCGAGACATCTTCAAGTTCTACGAGCGCCCGCCCCTGGACTGGGATTACACGAAGAAGGCGGATCGCTCTAAGATTCACCGTTTCGTGTACGCCTCGTCGCCGTGGGTGGACCCCAAGGCGATTGACGCCGAGGTCGACGAACTGATGGAAACGGACCCCACGCAGGCCGAGCGCTTCTTCGGCAATCGGCTTGTTCAGGGTAAGGGCTCGTATCTCACCGAGAAGGTGTGGGATAGGCAGACCCGCGACACCCAGCCCGAACCGGGCTGCGAGATCGCCCTGGGATTCGATGGTTCGCGGTCGGGCGACTGGACGGCCATCCGCGCTGAGACCGTGGACGGCCTGCGCTTCACCCCCACATACGGCCCCGATCAGCGGCCCACCGTGTGGAACCCCGATGAGTGGCCCGAAGGCCGCATCCCGCGTGGTGAGGTGGACGCGGCTGTCGCCGAACTCATGGAGCGCTACACCGTTCAGCGCTTCTACTGCGACCCGAGGCACTGGGAAACGCAGATCGACCACTGGGAACAGCTTTACGGCGACTATGTCGTCGTGCAGTGGCCTACGAACTCGATCACACGCATGTTCGCGGCCCTGGTGCGGTTCCGTGAGGACCTCGCCGAAGGACTGACCACCCACACCCCGGATGAGACCGCGAAGCTGTGCGCCCTCCACGCCCGGAAGGTCGCCAAGCCGGGCGACAAATTCATCCTCGGCAAGCCCGCTGAGCACATGAAGATTGACGTCCTCATGGCCGACATTCTGGCTCACGAGGCCGCGGCGGATGAGCGCGCCGAAGGATGGGAGCCGGGCGGCGCTATTTCCTTCGCTTGGTAAAGGACACACACCCTTATGACTGACCAGATCACCCGTGACGAGGCGAAGCTGCTCGCCGATGCTGAGAACGCCCTGAACATCACCGCCCCGTCGGATCGCAAGCATCGCGCGTATTACGAGGGCCGCCAGACCCTTCAGCATCTTGGTCTGGCGCTGCCCCCGTCGCTTCGCACCCTCGAAACCGTTGTCAACTGGCCCCGCGTCGTGGTCGACACCATCGAGGAGCGACAGGACGTGCGCGGCATCATGGTGCCGTCGCATCCAGAAGTCGCTGAGGATCTGCGCGCCATGATCGACGCGAACGACCTCGAAGCCGAACTGTGCAAGTGGAAGCGCGACCGACTCATCTACGGGCGCGCCTATCTGTCCGTCGGTGTCGGCGACCAGGAGGGCGACTACCCCATCATTTGCGTGGAATCACCCAGGCAAATGACGGTGAAGTACGACTACCGTCGCAAGACGATCACGCACGCAGTGCGCATCGTCACCGACCAGGCCGCCGACGGCACGCAAACGCGTTACGCGACGATCTACACGCCGGATACCACGACCACCTATGCGACGGTGGGCGGCGCGTGGCGTGTCGTGGACCGCGACGAACACCGGCTCGGCATCGTCCCCGTGATCCCCTCGTTTAATCGTCAGATGACCGGCGAAACCGCCGGCCACAGCGAGATGGACGACATCATGGGCGTCACCGACGCCGCCGCCCGCGCAATCACACAGATGCAAGCCGCACTAGAGACGAACGCCGTCCCCAAGCGCATCATCATGGGCGCCAAGCGCTCAGACTTCGCAGATCCGAGCGCGTGGACCAACTACTTGAATCCCTTTGTGGCCCTGCAGAACGCGGGCGCGAAGGTCACCCAGCTCGCCCCCGGCGAACTGTCCAACTTCCACAGCACCATCGAGCTGTACGGGAAGCTCGCCGCCTCCCTGACGGGCTTCCCCGCCCGCTACTTCGGCTTGATTACGACGAACCCGCCCGCTGAGGGCGCTATCCGCGCCGAGGAATCGAAGCTGGTGAAGCGTGTGGAGCGCGTCAACGCTGAGTGCGGCGCAGCCCTCTCTAGGGCGCTCACAATCGCCGCCCGCATCATGGGGCACACGGTCCCCATGGGCGCCGTGAATGTCGCATGGCACGACCCGGCAACCCCGACATTCAGCCAGAAGGCCGACGCCCTGCAGAAGCTCGCGGGCGGCAAGCCCCTCATCAGCCGCGAGGGGGCCTGGGATGAGCTGGGATGGGACGACGCCCGCAAAGAGACGGAGCGCGCGTACCTGCGCGAGGAGGAAACCGACCCCGACCTCCTGCGACTGCTCGAAAAGACCACCCCCGCGCTGACCGACGAGACAGACACGGCTCATGGCATCGATCCCGCCCGCGATTAGGCACCACTACGGGCTGGTCCGTGAGCAGGAAGCCCGCGCCCTCGCCGTAGCCACCAGCCGGTGGCGCAAGCTAGGGCCCGGATATATCGGCCTGGCCTGGGAAGAACACATCCCCGCCGTTGTGTCAGCGGTGACGGAAGCGCAGCGCACGGCGGCGGCCAGCGCCCTAGTCAGCGGTGCCCTAGCCCTCGGCGAACAAGGTACCTGGGCGGCCCCTGACGGCCTCGTGGACGTGGACGCGTTCGCCGGTACGGCGGGTGACGGGCGCAGGCTCGAGAAACTGCTAAATGTGCCAGCGCGGACAACGCGCAGACTCATGGGGCAGGGCATGGACGCAGCGCAGGCCCTCGAGGCCGGCGAACGGCAACTGACAATGATGGTCCTAACGGAGATCGCGGACGCGGGCAGGGGCGCGGCGG